TGAGGATGAATGGTCTTTCTTGAATAAATCTTTTTGGGTCACTTGCAATCTCCTTTACATCATTTGCTATTGGTACATTCGGAAAGTTCTTTGCTATTACTTTCCTACACCATTCTTCTGTATCACAGAATAGTTTGGGTTTAGTATTTAAATCACTCCACGAGAATCCTAAAGCAAAGCCACCGATCCCCGAACAAAGGTCTATATGATCTCTATTCATTTAATCCTCTACAATAAGCAAGTCCGACTTCTACTGTATCATCAAGTTCTACAGATTGTATCAAATCTTCATCTGTTAAATCTGCTAATCTTTTTATAATTGCTTTCCGAATATCATCTGCTCTTACAGATTCATCAGAATCTTCGGTTTCATGATCAACACTAAATCCTAAAAAACCTCTACTATTGTATTTCATTTAGTCCCCCCTATTTCTATTTTGAATTGTAGACGTAGATATTCTTTTAACTCTACCTATGTCTTTATCCCTGTCGGCATGAGGATGATCTTCAAATCTTTCATCCTCCCCTAATTCTTGCCTTGTCTTATTTTTATTTTCTTTTTTAATTTGAAGATGTAGGTCAAGAATAGAATTTCTTATTCTTTGACCTGTCTTATCTCCTCGTTTACTCATTATAGTTCTGCCTCAAAGCTACACTCTCCATTGTCCTTGATGCATTTGAGAATCTGTTTCCCAAGTTCAAGTCTTGCATACCATTCTAAAAAGAACTTAACTCCGTTCTCGGTATGAATGCGACTACCAATAACATTCTTATCTAAAAAATCGGTTAACATCTTATCATTGTATCCGTCATTGCCATCGGTTTTAAAGAAGTTATCTAGGTGCTTTTTGTATTCTCCTAAACAATTTTTACAATCTTTGATACCCTCTTTTACTTTATCTAAATGATCTTCATCAAAGTAGTATTGAAGATGACACGCAGTTCCCTTACTTCCAAAGAAATCAGCATCATCAGAACTCTGAACGGCAAACCAAAATTTACCCTCAATATCTCCATTATAATATCTACCCATTATTTTTCTCCTCTAAATTAAATTCATATTTAAGTTTCCACATTGCATTATCCATTTCTTTTATGTCGGATAAATAGACATCTTCTAATTCTCTAATACAATCCAAGACCCTATACAATGTAGCATGTGTTTCTTTAACTGCTTGTAGTTGGTGTTCAGTAAGATTTTTTATAGCCTTTTTTCTTGTGGCTTTTATTTTATCTTGCTCCAATTCCCATTTAGATTTTCTACCCATTTTTTTTCTCCCTGATTAATTTTAATAGTTTACATAAATTCTTTACTTGAATAATTCCATGATCATCTGTGTCATTCAAAATAATGTCTGAGTGATAATCAAGAACTTCTTCTAAAAGAAATAATTCTTCATGATCAAAATTCATTTAGTCCTCCTTTTCAAAATAACCTAATAAAAATTGTTCAACATCATCGTACTTGTCGTTAAAGATATCTTGACCCTCATCAGTATATCTTTCTTCATCCTCCGTTTTCACAAGCATGGTTTTATATTTCTCATCTCCTAATTCTGAAATCATTAACCATTCTGCTATTTGAGATTGAATCTCTAAGAAAGTCGGAGTTGTTATTTTAACTGTCATTTAGTCCTCCTAATATTTCATTACCTTGACCTAAAAATTTTACACAACATTCTCCAAAAAGTTTATGTGCTTTTATTTCATTGATATCTCCCTCGTCATAGAGTTCAAAAAGTTCGTTAACTCTTCCATAAAGATCATCAATACTCATAACCATTTTAGTTCTTTGTGATTTGGAAATTGTCTTAGTCATGACTTCTCTCCCTTAATCATTATTTCATCCATTTCTTCATCAAATTTGAATTTATCCAAACAAAAATCAAATGCTTGTTGATAAGTATTAAAACCTTTTTTGAATAATAGAATTCCATTAAAATCATAAATATAATATTTAAACATTATTTCTCCTCTATTAATCCTAGTTCTATATATTTAACATCACAATTCTCAACAGTATCTCCACTTCCAATAATTCCCACTAACTTTAATGGGATATCAAATTGTGTGTCAGCTAAAGCATGATTAGTGTACATAAAATCTACTCTCGTATTCTCATCATGCCTCGATAAGTTTTTAATTAATTGTTTGATAGTCATTAACCAAACTCCTTATATAATTTAAGAGCATCCTCAAAAGGTATAAAATTTAAACAGGTTGCTTTTGGATGTCTATTTCTTAAAACTGATTTAAACTCATCTTCGTCATAGCCTCTAGGTTTTTTGTAGGTAAAAAGTTCCTTATCTTCTTGGCATAAAAACTTAGTAGTTAAATCTTTTTTAAGAGTTTTTTTGTCAAGCCAATCATATAAAGCATCCTGACAAACACGTTCTAAATCCATTTCAATTTCAAAAGATTTCTCTTCTCCATTACTCATATACTTATGAGTTTTCTTGCCATACTTTTTAATACACCATTCATTGGCTTGTTGGACTAAACATCTTTCTTCAATGTTAGGATATGTGTCTTGCCTGTCCATTCCACCATGTCCCTCGTTTGAAACCTCAATGGCTCTTTTGCCATTAATGTAAACAGTTGCATTATAGCAAGGAGTTTCTACCGAACCTCTTGCATAGTGACTAATATTTTTAACTTCTAATGTTTTAATTTCCATTTAATATCTCCTTAGTTAGTTTGTTGATGTCCATGGTATCATGGACATCGTAAAAGTTATTTTCTGCATCATTATGGTTTTTATTATTCTGCATATGATTTTTATTATTTTCTTTTAATTCATTTAAAAAATCTTCTGCATCCGTATGCAAGAAGACCGAGTTTACAATTTCCTCAAGTCTTCCTATTACATAATCAACATCAACTCGGAGGTTTTTATTTTCCATAATTAGAAACCCCTCTTCAAAGTTTTCATACACATCTTTAACTTATTGGCTAATTCAATATTCCCACCCTTAACAAGCTTAGAAACTTCTTCATTTACTAATCCCTCAATCTCTAAAACTGCCTCGCCAAAAGGTGGTCTTTCGGATGGCTTACCAAATTCATCATAGTAATCATCCATCTTACTTCTAAACTCCTCTACAGGTTTAAAAGCCTTGATTAAATTTTCTCTTAATTCGTCAATTGGATTATTATAATTTTGCATTATTTTTCTCTCTTTCATTTTTTAGTTCAAATTGTAAGAACTCCGTCATGGCTTGATACGAACTATCCCAATCTTTGAAATAACCCTCATCAATACATTGCTTAGTTCTTCTTATTACAATGTCCTCGAAACATGGTTCATGGTGCATTGGTAATTCTTCTTGTTTCATATAAATCTCCACTTATTCCTAACAATTAACATTTTATCCCATACCCTGTCAACAAAAAAGTTTTAGTAATAGTGTTTCTGTCATATTTTTTTAAAATTATTTTTTTTTCAAATATAGGTGTAGAAAGTGTAGAAAGTGTAGAAACACTACTCAAACCCTTATCAGCTATAGGGGTATTGGTTACACTTTGGTTACACTTTCTACACTTGAAAAAGGTTACGAGTGAAGTCAAGACATTTTTTTCCGTTTTTAAATTGAAAAAATATGGTAGAAACACTATAGTATTTTTATTATGCCAAAAGAAAAGTTTCTTACAAATAGACAAAAGAAGTTTTGTGAACTCATTATGGAGGGTATTTACTCCAATTCCGAGTGTGCTAGAAGATCGGGCTATTCTCATGGACAAGCTAATAAAACGGCTAGTCTTCTTTTGAATGGTAAAGATTTTCCACTTGTTACCCAACACCTTAAAGAACTCCGAGAAGTTCGAGAAAAGAAATATGGAGTTACCCTCATGGGTCAACTTAAAAGACTTTCGGACTTGAGTCGGGGTGCAGAGGAAGATGGTCAATTTTCGGCATCTATCAATGCAGAAAAAATAAGATCGGCACTTGGGGGTCTTTCTACTGATAACAGACAAAACACTATTGTTCATCAACTTGACAAACTTAGTCGGGATGAAATTGTAGCTAGACTTTCGGAGATTCGGAAACAATATCCATCTGCTTTTATTGAGGGCGATTATAAAATTGTCGGAAGTAATAAAGGGGAGGATAAAATTACTTCCGACTTGGGCGATAATACAAGTTCCTGATTTAGTTGTATCATGCATTTTTGGTTTAACATACATCATATTATTTAGTCAACCTTTTATGAATACAATCGGTCTAATCGGGTTTCTCCCCTAAATTCTTGAAGTAAATCTTTTGCATGATCCACATAAATATTAAACATAAATTCATTTCGGACTTCGTTTATTATTTCGGTATCGGACTTTTCGGGCATTATTTCCCCTATAAATAATTCAACTTCTTGAAACTTATCGGACAATTTTATCATTTTCGGTACTCCTTTTTAGTTAATATAATAGATATTATCATAATATCCCATATAGTAAAACAAAAAATATATTAATTATATAAATCTTTTGTAATATAAATTAAATTCCATATTGTATAATCTTTAGATATCGGGTTTATAAAAGCTATAATAAAAAATATACCTAATATAAAAAGAATAAAATATTCTAATAGTTCTTTTTTAGTCATTTTCTAACCCCTTTTTAATAATCTCTTTTACTTCTTTTTTTGTTAGTTTAAAATTTTCTTTATATTCTTTTTTAAAATCAAATAATTCATTGGGAATTTTTAATTTTCCAAAGGTTTTATTTAATTTATTTAAACTTTTTTCCCCTTGTAATTTATTATATATAGTTAATAATTCTATTATTGAAAAATGATTTAAATCAATTTCATCTATAAACTGTTTTAAACAGTCCATTTTAATAAATGAATATTCTTTTTTAACTTTATTAATTAAATATGTTTTAAGCATTTAAGCCCCCTATTTAGTTTTTTCTATTATTATATTATCTTTTTGTTTATTAGAATGTTTATAGCATCTTAAACAATCAATGCATTTTTGCCCTGTACAATTTTGTTGTTCTTTTAAATAGTCTTCATTTACATTATTAAAAACTTTATCAAAATATTTAGGAATTTTATATATAACTTTATCTACTGTTAAATTTGAATAGACTAATATTAGATTTTTGGGTTTTACTCTATCTTTAAAAAATCTTGAAATTATATCTTTTCTCTTAGTCCATAACGCAAAATTACAATGGGGGTTATATTCGGCAATTCTACAATAATTTTCTATCATATTAAATTTAGGAAACTTCTTTATTATTTCCCCTTTTTCATTGCATAATTCGGTTAATAATTCCCCGTGATGATCAAATCTATAATTAGATTGTAATATATATATTTGTTTTAAATCGGTATTAGTTAGTAATTTTTCTGCAAATATTTGATTTTTATCTAATGCTTTTTGGGTATTTTTTCTAAAACCTGTTAAACTTTCTTGAGAATAACAAACCCCACAAATATCTATTATTTTTCCAGCTAATTTATTTTTCTTTTTAGCTATTACATATCTATCATAACAAAATTTATTTTTTGTAGTATTAGTTCCAATAGCTTTAAATTTATCTAATTTCCCTAATAAATTACTTTCATGATAGTTTAGTTTTTCAATATGCATTTTAAACCCCTTTTCTAATTATATTTAAATTATATAATAATTTCCCATATAATAAAACAAATTATTTATTTAATTGGCTAAAAACATGGAATAAATAAAAAGATACTATTATAAACATAGTACCAATTGAACAAATAAAATAATCTATAAAGTTCATATCTTTTATTATTGTAGTAGGGGCTATATCTATTATAAAAAGCCCCATAATTAAATAAGATAATATTATTAATACTTTAGTGATGAATATTAAAAAGTTCATTTTAAGCCCCCAAAAAATCAATAGTTTGACTATAACCTTTATTATCTTGTTTAATAAATAAATCAAAATTATAACCAAGCTTTTTAATTTCGTGTAAATCTTCCGACCAAAACCCTTTAACTTTCATTAATTTTGCAAATTGTCTTGAATCTTTACAATGTGGAAAATAAAAAGTTTTGATATTTATATCATGATTGTTATGTTTAATATTAAGTTTTCTCTTAATTCTTTTAGTTTTTCTCATTTTAAGCCCCTTATATGGTTATTATTTATATTGGGTTTTACCTTTAACCCCCAATTAAGCCCCAATATAGGGGCTTAAATAGGGGTTAAAACTAAGCTACTTTTTTAATCTTTTTCTTTTCCTGAAATTCTAAAATAAAATCGCTAGATTTTTGGGCTAATGCAAAAGCTTTTACAATAGCTTTTTTATCACTCTTCAAAACTTCTAACCAATTATTAATATATTTAGCATGGTTAGGGGTAGGAAGTTTTACAAGTTCTAACATAGTACATAAAAAGCCCGATGAAATCTCGGCTACTAATTCTTCAAAAGCATACGCATTGCTACCAAAACGATTAAATAAATCTCTTTTTAATCTTGAAGAATGCCCCGACCAATGCGATAACTCATGTAATAAAGTAGAATAATAATTTACTTCTTTTGAATTATTATCGATATCCTTAAAACTTTCTTTATTGGGCATTTGTATGAAGTCACTTGTAGGACTATAAAAAGCCCTATTGCCCCCATGTTTAATGATAGCTTTTGAATTATTAACTACTTTATCAATTCTTTTATTATTAAAAATTAATTTATTGCCATGTTCTTTTAATAAATTAAGGTTTTTTAAATAATCTTTACTATCTTTATAGCTAGTTTGATCAGCATTAAAAATCGGAAAACCTTTTAACAATGGAATTAGTTTTTTTTCTTCACCTTTTAATTGGGCTTTTTTATTTTCGATCATTTCAAAATATATAATATAAGTAGCTTTAACCCCTTTATTAACTTTAAAGCCCTTATCTTGCCATTGTTTAAAACTACCCCATTCATTAGATTTAAAACCATTTTTAAAGCTACTTATGGCAGTACTAAAAACATTAGTACCCTGATAAGCTTTTTTAGTCTTAATATTATAATGCCCGTTTAAACTGTTATCTTGCCAAGTTTTAACAAAGTTTCCCTTTTCATTTTCTAACAGTTCAATAAATGCGTTTGTAATTTCTTGATAATGATCTTTTTTAGTTATATTGAATTTTTTATATTGCATGGCTAAAGCCCCTTTTTTTATTAAGTTATACTAATATTTATACATTATATTTTAAAATAAATAAAGGATAAAAAGCATAATATCCCATATTATTTTAATGTTTTTTTAATTGTCTTTTTAGTATATGAATTAATTATGAGTGAAAAAAACTTTTCTAATTATATAAAAGCTACATTACCAAAAGAATGTTTTATTCATAAAATAGAAAATGGTTTAACAAGTTCTGGTTTTCCAGATTTGTATTTATTATATAAATCAATACCAATATTAATTGAATTAAAAACCCCTATAAAAAGAAATGGGAAAACTAAAGATAATACATTATTTAAGTTAGAAAAGTCCCAAGTAGCTTGGCATTTAAAATATAATAAGTTTAAAGGGGTTTCTTTTATCTTGCATCAAGTACCCTTGAACTCTAACCTATTTTTATTTGACGGCTATAAATCGGCATTGTATCAAGCTACAAAATTAGAAAAACCTAACCCAATAATACAAGCCCCTTTAAAAGAATGTTTAGAAGTAGCTAGAAAAATCGTACTTGAAAAAATGCTACTTGTATCATGAAACATTTTTAGGGTAACTTTGTAAATTTCAAAATCAAGTTTCTTTAATCTTGACCCCCCACCCCCTAAAATTGGGCGAGGGCTTCTTTAGCAACCGAAGCAGGTTGCAGCATTGATTTTTTCATTCAAGTGTATTATTGTTCGGGCATGAACCTAGATGCTTTGCCAAAAGAGGTGTTACAAGAAGTCCTGTTACTGGAAGAACAGCACAAGCGACTTCAAACCAGGGAAGTTGCCCAAACAAAATTCCTATCATATGCCAAACATGTATATGAAGGGTTTATAGAGGGGAACCATCATCGAGTCATATCTAAAAAGCTCGAGGACATTGCATCGGGTAACTTGAAGCGTTTGATAATCAACATGCCCCCTAGACACTCGAAATCAGAATTAGCGTCATATTTAATGCCATCGTGGTTCTTGGGTCGTAATCCTAAATTAAAAATCATACAGGCTACCATGAACACGGAACTTGCTGTAAGATTCGGTAGGAAAGTCCGAGATCTCATTGCCGATCCCATATATGCTGAGATCTTCCCCAACACGGACTTGAAACAGGATAGCCAAGCAGCAGGTCGTTGGGAGACTAGTGCTGGCGGGGAATATTTCGCTGCGGGGGTGGGTGCCGCAATGACGGGTCGTGGTGCGGATTTATTGATCATTGATGATCCTCACTCGGAACAAGATGCATTGTCCTCGGTTGCTTATGATAATACCTATGAGTGGTACACATCTGGACCGAGACAGAGATTGCAACCGGGGGGTACCATCATCATTGTGCAAACGAGATGGTCGAAGAAAGATCTGACGGGACGATTAGTTCAGAATATGGCAATGGACAATATGGCAGATCAATGGGAGGTAATTGAATTTCCAGCTATTCTGCCAAGTGACAAACCTTTATGGCCCGAGTTCTGGGAAGTAGATGAATTGTTAAAGGTCAAGGCTTCACTGTCCCCGGTCAAGTGGAATGCCCAGTGGCAGCAGAATCCGACATCGGAAGCTGTTGCTATGATCAAGAGAGATTGGTGGCAAGTTTGGGAAAGAGAAGACACACCGAGATTAGATTATATTATTCAGAGTTATGATACTGCATATTCTAAAAAAGAGAGTGCCGACTATAGTGCTATTACGACTTGGGGCGTATTTGAGCCAAAGGAAAATGGCGAACAACATATTATTATGTTGGATGCGAAGAAGGGTCGATGGAGTTTTCCCGAATTAAAAGAGATTGCATTAGAGCAGAATGACTATTGGGAACCTGACTTAATGTTGATTGAAGCAAAAGCTACTGGTCAACCTTTAGCGGATGAGTTAAGATTAATAAATTTACCTGTTACTACATTTAGTCCTGGTAGACGGAAGGGTGGAGGTGGTATAGACAAGACCACGAGGATGCATATGGTGTCACCTATTTTCGAGTCGGGCAAAGTGTGGTATCCTGATGGAGAGAAGTTTGCTGAAGATGTGATAGAAGAGGTTGCATCTTTTCCGTTTGGAGATCATGATGACTATTGTGATAGTATGACAATGGCTATTATGAGATTTAGACAAGGTGGGTTTATTAGTTTAGAGAACGAAGAGATACCAGAAAACTGGTTTCCTCGTAGGGCAAGAGAATATTATTAAGGAGTAGAAACATGGCAGATTATAGTAAAATGAGTAAGGCAGCACTTTTAAAAAAGTATGGCTCTTCTTATAAAAAAGACTACGGAAAAGATGAATACGATTTTCTTAAAAATCAAGACACTATGACAATAAGAAAAATTATATCTGATATAGATCCAGAGCCTGTTAGAAAAAAAGACGGTGGATCACAATCAACTGGAAGTTTCTTTGGTGATTTAAAAAAAGCTATTTCTTCTGGTGGATCTAGTAAAATTACCAAAAGCTATAAAGTAAAAAAGGGTGATTCTTTAAGTAGTATTGCCAAAGCGAATAATACTACAATTGCCATGTTACAAAAATTAAACCCTAGTATAGACACAGAATATGGTTTTCAAGACACTAAAAAAGCCAAGGGTCAAAAGATGATGGGCTTTAATAAAGAAACATTAAAAGTACCAGACCCACAATCTTTTCAAGGTGGTAGATTAAAACCAGTTAGAACAAAAAAGAAAAAGGATCCATATGAGGGTCAGACTAAATCTGATATGAAAGAAATGAATAAAAAAATATATGATGACAAAATGTTAAAACGACAACAGAAAAAAGTCAAAGATACTCCAGACAGAAATAAAAAAGCAGGGGGTACCATTAGAAAAATGAACATGGGCGGAGTAATGAAAGCTCGTGGTGGGACGTTTAAAGGAACTTACTAATGTCTAAAAAGAAGACAGTAAAAAAGGGCAAAGTTAAAACTGTTATCAATAGATTTTCTGATCGGTTACGTCCTACAAAGAGTAAAAAAACAAGGATAACATAATGGCAATAGAACCTAGACAAATAGCTGGTATGGTAGAAGGATCGATGGGAGCAGGGGGGCAAGTGATGCCCGAAGAAGATAGTCTTCAAATTGATTTACCAGAAACTATAAACGATTTACCCGAGGGTATAGAACTTGCAGATGAAGAGGCAGTAGAAATTGAAACCGAAGAATACAGACATGATGCCAATCTCGCAGAGGTTCTTGATGAGTCAGTTTTGGGAGACTTATCATCAGACATACAAGCCAAGTTCCGTGAGGATATTGAGTCTAGAGAAGATTGGGAAGAGGCGATTGCCAAAGGTTTGGGGTTACTCGGCATTAACTACGAAGACAGAAGCGAACCATTTTTAGGGGCCAGTGGTGTAACGCACCCACTATTATCGGAAGCCGTTACACAGTTTCAAGCACAGAGTTATAAGGAGATGTTACCAAGTGGAGGACCTGTAAAGACCCAGATCCTTGGTGCACCGACCCAGGAAACTGAAGCACAAGCACAGCGTGTAGAAGACTTCATGAATTATCAGATAACTGAAATCATGGAAGAGTATGACCCAGACACAGATCAAATGTTATTTTATTTGCCACTTACTGGATCTACATTTAAAAAGATTTATTTTGATGAAACAAAACAGAGAGCCGTTTCCAAGTTTGTACCAGCAGAGGATATGGTAGTTCCGTATTCGGCTAGTGATTTAAGAACAGCGGAGAGGGTTACTCATGTAGTTAGAATGACATATAATGATATTCGCAAACTACAAGTAGCAGGAGTATATAGAGATGTCGAACTATCTAGTTCAGATTATGATGAAGACCAAGGAGAAATCCAAGAGCGTGCTGATGAGTTGTTGGGATTACGCCCTAACTATTCTGATGACTCTTATACCTTATTGGAATGCCACATTGACTTGGACTTGGAAGGTTTTGAAGACACGGATATGGGGGGGAATTCTTCGGGTGTTATGTTGCCTTATATTGTTACCCTTGATCAAGGGTCTGGAAAAGTGTTATCAATTTCTAGAAACTTTAGAGAACAAGACCCACTAAAACGTAAAAGACAATATTTTACTCATTTTAAATTTTTACCGGGATTTGGCTTTTATGGACTTGGGTTACTACACACAATCGGAGGTCTTTCTCGTGCTGCGACTTCTATTCTAAGACAATTAATTGATGCGGGTACATTATCGAACTTACCAGCTGGTTTTAAAGCAAGGGGTGTTCGTATTCGTAATGATGATGATCCTTTGAATCCTGGTGAATTTAGAGATATCGATGTACCGGGTGGCGATCTTAAAAATTCTATTATTCCTTTGCCATATAAAGAGCCATCAGCCACACTAGCACAGCTTTTGGGTGTGGTTGTTGACTCTGGTAGACGTTTTGCACAGGTTGCAGATGCAAAAGTTGCTGATATGAACTCGCAAGCACCTGTTGGAACGACTGTTGCCTTGATTGAACAAGGTTCAAAGATCATTTCGAGCATACACAAGCGACTACATTACGCTCAAAAGCAAGAATTTCGCATGTTAGCCGAGATTTTTAGTGAAAATCCAGTTCCGTACCCTTATTTTGTAGGAAATGTGCCCCCAGAGACTATGCAAGCCGACTTTGATGGTCGTGTGGACATACTTCCAGTGTCAGATCCGAACATTTTCTCTATGGCACAGCGATTATCACTAGCTCAAACGCAATTACAACTAGCTCAAGCTGCACCACAGATACATAATGTGCATGAGGCGTACAGACGTATGTATGATGCGTTGGATATTAAGAATATTGATAATATTTTACCACAGCCTCCACAACCACAACCTATTGATCCAGCAACCGAGAACGGAAATGGTATGAAAAACATGCCTTTGCAAGTATTTCAACAGCAAGATCATGAAGCTCATGTTAGAGCTCATGTTTCCTTCTTGGCTACACCTGCGGCACAAACAAATCCACAGGGATTCATTATGTTACAGGCTCATGTACAAGAACATGTGGGTATGATGGCTCGTGATCAGGTAACTACGTTCTTCCAAAAGATAGCAGAAGAAGCACAAATGAATGGTGAGCCTGTTCCGCAGATAAATCCAGAAGCTGTTGAAGCAGCAATTGCTCAACAGGTTGGAGAAATCTTGAATGAGGTAATACCATCACTCCAGCCACAGCAACCGTCTGATCCGTTAGTGGAGATTAGAAAGAAAGAGCTTGAGAACGATACAGCCGAGCTACAAAGAAAAGCTCAAAATGATCAAATGAATTTTCAGATTGATCAAGCCAAGTTACAGCAAGCTTACGAGTTAGCTCAACAAAGACAGAGACTACAAGAGAATATTGCTGACGATAGGAACGATGTAAATATCTATCGTATAAATACTGCGGCATCTTTGAAAGGTAAGTAACCTATGATATAATCTGGATATGGATCCAGTAACTATATCATTAGCCGTTGGCGTGGCATCAAAAGCTTTCTCTGCAATTAAACAAGGATTTGCTGTAGGTCGTGATATTGAACAAATGTCTGGGGACATTGGACGTTGGATGGGAGCAGTATCAGATGTTGACAATGCAGAGAAGCAAGCGAAGAATCCTCCCTTGTTTGGTAAATTGTTTAAAGCAGGTTCTATTGAAGAGGCGGCAATGGCTGCATACGCTGCAAAGAAGAAACTTGAGGAACAAAGATACGAGCTCAAGACATTTCTAAATATGACTCATGGACCTGGTGCTTATGATGAGCTATTGGCTATGGAAGGTCAGATAAGAAAGCAACGTCAAGAGACAGTTTATAAACAACAACAGATGAGAAGACAGATTGGTGAAGCAGTCACATGGCTTCTTGTTGCAGGGATTGTAGGTGGTTTTGCATTATTAGTTGCTTCTGTTTTTTTTAACAAAGCACATGCATATGAATACAAACCAAAAGCATATACTAAACAACAACTAGAGAATCAAGGCAAGATTGAGAAAAAGAAGTATACAACTTGCCGTTTAAAAAAAAGAATTAAATCAAAAACTGGGCAGATGGCTTGTATTTATCTAGGAAATAATAAAACATATGAGATGATGATTGAGAGTTGGTGCCCAAAGCAATATAAATGTATTTATAATCCTTGGGGTAAAGAACCCAACATTGATGATGTAATTAATTCGTTAAACAATGCAACGAAAGGTAAGTAAATGGAAAATATGGTATTAGATGCGTGGAATGATTTATCGTACATAGAAGGAACACTATTTACAATTTGGCTTTTTATCTTATACTATGGTAAAGTTTGGATAGACAACAGATTTTCTAAGAAGGAATGCAAATGCTCACAGCGTTAATAGGACCTATAGCT